TTAATTTTATTCCATTGTTAATAATAGGAGTACCTGCAATAGTTCCACCATTCTCGATCACTGTTGCAGCGTTCTCGAAGTTCTCAGCAAAAACACAGCCACGTTCACGCTCTGCTGGTAAAGAATTTTTTGTCAATCTACTCATAATTGCTTTTAAATTAGTGGAAACCAGGTACTCCTATTTGAAGTACCTAGCTCCTAAAATTTTATTCCACTTCTTCCTCTGCTTCTAATTCAGGTTCCGGTGCTAGATCTGATTTAACTTGATTAACAATATCCATGAGCTGATCAGAAGTATAGTGCTTATTAGAAGCGACATAATGCTGCTCAAGAGCGTTAAACAAGTCATTGACTTCCGTTGGGCCAGACAAAAGGTCTTTAGCTTTCTTGACCATGGCTGCTCGATTTACTTTGGTGACTTCGAGTGGAGCTGATTCAGCTACCGACTCTGCACCTTCTGGTAGAATTTTATTCATATTATAGTGCTTTTTTACGTCCCTTTAATACCACTGTGTTAGTTTCTCCACCTGCTACAACAACCCATCGGTATCTGCGGTAGTTAGTTTCAGGGGCTGAAGCTGTAAGAAGCAGTGTTCCGTTAGTTACTGTAAGACTAGCGACTAGTGAACCAACTGCTGCGTCATCATCAAAGAATTTGATTGCGTTCCAGTCAGCGGCAGCACTATCTTCGTCATTGCTCACTTCAAGTGTGAGTGTGAGAGTTTCATCAGCATCAATAAACTTTCCAGTCACAGCAAGATCAGCGTAGGTGTCCATTGTCGCACCAGTCGAACCTGGGTAGTAATGAGTTGCGGCACTTACGTTGGTTGTATCAACCAGTGATTCATTAAGATAATGAGTATCGAGCGGATCGATCTCTTCGGCTCGCTCAGAGCTAGTTGCTTCTGTAAACGCCTCAGAGTCACTGGATCCTGATCTTGTCATTACAGAGTTTTCACCCGGCTCAGATGTTCCAATTTGTACAGAACAAAGAACATCCGCTGTTACTCGGATGAGTTTCAATTTAGTTAATGGTACACCACGTAGAAGGTAGTTACCACCTGATTTCATTAAGAATCCCTCCGTGGCTGTTGGAGTATTCCCGTCTAACAAAAAGCGGACATCACCGTCTTCGCCGTGGATATCTACTGCGTTTAAGTAACCTGGCAGATCGCTGGCTGAACCACCGGCCGTATCGATGAGGTCGAAAAGGCTTGTCGCTGCTGCTACCACTGTAATCTTGGAAGCCGCTGCGTCTGCCAGTTTATAAATATACATAAACTGGTTCTTAGTTAATTATCCCCATAGGGGTTATACCTATTTCGCCTTGTTCTATTCCATTATATCATATTTGGCTTAACCAAACAAAAAACAGGGGTTTAACCCTGTTTTTTGTAAGCGTAAGCCTACTAAGCAGCAGTTGCTTGGTTGGCAATAACTAGGAAGTCAACAGTGTAAACAGCGTCACAAGCATTTGTTGGGTCAGCGTTAAGAATTGTAATAACGACTGAACCAGCTGCTGGAGTAACGATACCAACCACTGGATCACCAGCACCACCACCTGCTACCTGACAAATTACCATTGAATCTGCCTTAACAAGGCGGTTAGTAAGAGTGATTGCTTCAGTAGTTTTGGCACCTAAGTTGTTTGTTGAACTTGTAATTCGTCCCATTGGCTTGTTGATTGTTACGGCCTGAGAACTATCAGTCCCCGTACCGCGGGCAAATCCAACTTGAGCGTCTGGAGAGAATAACAAGTTTTCTGTAGTAATTTTAGACATAGAGCCTTTGTTTTTAAGAGGGGGAGGAGCATTGAGCTATGCCCCCCCTCAAGTTACTTTAGAATCCGGAACTGTCTACACGTCCATCAACTAGAGCATTAGCACCTTCGGCGAAGGTCTTAATACCATACATAGTCCAAGGAAGTACATTCTGTCCAAGCTTATCTTCTACCATTCGGAACTCAACTTTAGGCTCCTTCTGGATAACAAGATCAATAGCTTTACCTTGTCCGAAGAGCTGATGAACAGTCTCAAGAGACCATGGATCAGCAGCTTCTGAAGTTGCAACAGCAACTTCTCCACCACCTTTATGAGTGATACCTAAGTAGGTAGCACCATCGGTAGCAACACATCCCTGAAGAAGTGCTTTGCTAGCGGCAGTCAAGGCGATGTAATCTGTACCTGCTGTTCCTGTACCGTTGATACAGTAAGAAGCAAATTCGATTGATTCGCCTGTATCTGAACCAATATTAACTGATCCAGCTCCTGATGGAGTAGCGTTGAAGGTTAGTACTACACCGTTAATGGTGATAGTAGCACCTTCTGATGGGTTGTTTGCTGGAGTCCATCGACCAGCCATGGTTAAGTTGTTTGAAAGGTAGAGATCAAATCCCATGTACTTTCCAACGTGACCATTCATACCAGTTGAGTCTCCGAGCGCTGAATCCTTACCGTCTAGCTTCTCAATGAGAATCTGGTAAATGGTTGGCGAAATAGCAGCCCAACGATTTGATCGTTCGACATTCTGTTGATCGAGCTTTTTGTTTGCGGCAGCGAAGAACTTAGCAATATTTGAAGTGCTAATAACAGCGCTAACTCCGGCAGTACCACCCGCGTCACCATCGTCAATATCAGATGTTGCGTTTGAGTACTCACCAAGGAACTGTCCATCAATGTAGCTGTACAGGTCTTTTCCTGCGTCATCAGCAAACTTGTTTACAGTGTCCCATTTGTTTTGAATCTGATCAATGTCATCCACATAGAATGGCACGATTTTATATGCGTCAACAGTGAGGTATTCATCAGTTGCCGAAATATCCTGAACAGTAACCGCAGTAGCTTTGGTATAGTCCTGAACATACATACCGGATCGGTATGGGCGATGAACGATGTCACCATTCTTGAGGGTTGCCCGCTCTTCGTAGTTGGCCAATTTGCGGAATGTAGCTGTCTTTTCACGGACGACCTGCATTCGCTTTGACCAATACTCTGGAGCCATAGGCGTTACAGCATTTGCCATAAGAATCGGTGTTTAGGGTTAATTTTGATTCTTGGCCAAATCATTACTATATTTTTCAAATTCACTATAACTCATAGCTTCAATATCCACATCTCCCGATGCGCGACGAGCTCCACCACGACCACCTTCAACCGTCTTACGTTTCCCTTCAGGCCTGTCAAATTGCCAGGCTTTATAGAGAGTCGGTAGGGGGGTATTAAGGTTTTCCTTTTGGTGAGCAAGTTTTTTAAACTCCATTCTCTCATCATTGGACATTTCACCCACTTCCACCATATCTTCTGAGAGTTTAGAAAATTGAGCATTATAGATTTGTTCGGCCCTAGCTGCTTTCGAGGCAGCTAGTTCGGGCTCAACGGCCTGCTTGGATTTATCCACAGCAAGATTGAGGAACCCCTCCATGAACTTACGTTGATCTACAGGAACATTATGCTCTGTCATGAACTCTGAAATAGCATCTTTCTGCGCGTCAGCAGATTTGCCATTAAGTCCATCAGCAACGGTTTGGATCTTGGAGTTGAGATCAGTAACAGTACCCTTAGTTTCCTCGTACTTCAATTCAAGTTCCTTGCGTTTTGCAATTTCCTCGTCAAGTCGTGCTTTTGGAATCTGGATATCATCTTTGATCTCGGAGTCCGGCGCATCTGAAGGCGTGTCGCTGCCTGGAGCGGTTTCGGTTGCCGAAGTCGGGAAAACCGAATCAGATTTACTTTCTTCAGTTTGTTCTTCCGGTGCCGAACCGGTAGGAGTATCTGTCTCCTGGATATCGGCTTTTACTTCTTCTGACATATATGAAATATGTTATGTGCTCACTATTCGCTTTGATATCGCAGTCGAGTCTGCGGTGTAGCTATGCACAATTTGTTAGGGTTTAACCACCCTGCTCTCTGGGGAACTGCTTATGTAGCAAATTTTGTCAGTTCCCCCTGGAGCTATATCTGCCGGAAGCGGGGATCGCCACAATATAGTTCTCCATAACGCCCCTCAAGTGTGGCACCAGTTTTGGGTACGAACTAGAGAGCGGGGTGGTTAAGTAAATTGTTAAAGTGCTGCGACTGGTGGTTCATTAACAGCGTCCGGTTCATCGAGAAAGTCTACAATCATAGTTTCAATTTGAGCTTCAGCGCCCTTCTTTCCAATCGTTCTAATAAATACATTCTTAATTTCTTTTAGTTCAGGGTCTTTTGAAACCAGCTTAAGCATCCGGCTACGAAAGTCACGTCTCATAGACTCAAGCATCTTCTTAAATGCTGGGTTTGCAAGCAGACCCTCCACTCCACCTTCATCAGCGATAGCTTCAATATAACCATCGATCAATTCTTGCGAACCATCGTTTTCAGAGAACTGATCCCTGAGTCTAATAAGTCGTTCTAAAATCATAGTTTAACGGTTAGGGGGTGCATTACGAATAGCATCATAACGAACTTGCTCCGGCATATTTGGAGCCACTGGCATATCTGGAACAGGTGCACTTGGAGTAGCTCCAACAGGTGCGCTTGGTGCAGGTGGCATGCCTTGAGGCGGCATCATCGCTCCTGGCTGTGGAGCTTGTGGAGCAGCAGGTGGTTTAGCAGCATCAGCACCACCCATCATCTTCTTGCGCTTATCTTCAAGAATCTTTCGGATCTTCATCTCTTCATTCTCAATTACGTAATCAACTTCAGCCTTAGCATGTTTCATGATTCGTTCGCGGGCAGTAGTCTTGAGCTCATTTGTTGAACGAACAAAGTCCAAATGCTTCTGAACGTGACCGGCTGTAGCAGACTTGTTTGGCTCAACATCCTTAGTAAGCATCTGCTCATTCTCTCCAGCAGCTTCGGCTAGGATCTCCCAGTCACCTTCCATATCAGGTGAGGTTAATCGTACAACCTCATCTTCTTTAAATCCAAATAGTTGCGCTTCCTTCTCATCCAAAAACTTCTGATTGTAACGCTTATTCTCACGAGCTGTTTTCATAAACTCGATAAAGCGATCACGCTGCATATTCTTGTTGGCCTCTTCTGTAGCACCGGAACTAATAAGAACGTCAAAGTCACCTTTCAAGTCTTTACCATTTATCTCATCCCACTCGTAACCTGAAGGCCCAAGGATCCGAACACGTTTCTTCTCAGTCATATTCTCCTGCACACCATAGTAGTAGAGCTTGGCTAAGCGCGATAAACAGGTAGAGTAAAGTTCGTTTGAGGTAAAGAACCGATCAGCCACTTCATCCAATAGACCAGAAAACTCAGTAGCAGACATTCGTTTCGTATTCGGCATACCTTTGGCCTGACCGGTTACACCAGTCTCCCGAGCAAAGATATTTTCAACCATGTTGTACATATCAATCCCCTGGTCAATAGCAGGGAACTCACGATTCTTAATGATCTCGTTAGGGTTTCCAGACACACCAATACGACCCATAGGAGCCGGCTTGAGTTGCGAAGGTTTTGGCACACGGTTCACATCATAGATAAGCTGACCGTAGTTCCGGTAAGCATTGTTATCTAGCAATTGGTTCAGAATAATGTTCTGTACAATATTTGGTTCCTTAATCATCTCACCAAGCCCCGGAGTCCAGAACTCAAAAGGTAAAGCAAAAGGAGCCCAGGTAGCGAATGGAAATTCATCTGAGGCGAATACATCCTTGAGCTTCTCTACTCGTACTGCCTTCATGTACTCAGGAGAAAAGAAAACGTAATAACGCTCACCTTTATAATGGGTATACCATTCCACAAGTCGCATCGAATCTTGGCTAAGGTAAACGGCATCTGATAGGCCAAGTGAAGAGCGGCGGGTTTGGTTAGAGCGATAAACATTATCAACATCTGTATCAGCTTCAAGCTTGGCCCCCAGTGACTTCACTACATCTTGATTATAGATATCTGAATTGCTGAGCTGATAAATAGATTTGATGATATTGTCCTGACCCATGTAAGTAGCCTGATCCATAGGATCTAGTCCACCAGCTAGGGGGTCAATAACAAAATCAAGCGGATCGACCACCTCTAAATAATCGGTGAAACCGGCTTCGCTTGTGGAGTACTTCTTAAAAATTGTTCGACCATACATGGCTCCGACTTTCTTTCCGAGCACATCTTTAAGTTTCCAGTAACCACGCTTCATGTCACCAGTTAGTAAGCTATTAAGCCTAACAGCCTTTGGCCGTTCTGCTTCCTTCGCTCCCTCATAGTGAATATATGGTGGATCATCCACCTTACTTAAAAATGTTTCAATCGTTCCCTGCATCTTTGGAACGTGAACATTGGCCCTTGTTACCAATGACTTTTTCTTCTTACCAAAATAGAGATCGTCGATTGATTGCCAGTCGCCCTCGCGTTGATTGCGATACTTCAGAGCATGATCATACTCATGGTAGCACTGGTCAACCAATGTTTTGATATCTATCTCGGATATTTTGTCCTCAGCCATATGGTTGTTTAATTTATAAACCGAGCTCCTCATATAGAGGCTCGTAATCTAGGTCGTTATCGTTTTCAAATTGCTCGTCATCAAGCCGGCGCTGTGCAAACATATACCCATAAGCTAGAGCATCAACCAAGTCATCATGCTGACCCCGAGGAAACACCAGTAGCTGCTCCTGCAAGGTAGTCATCCACTTGCGGATCTTGATAGCACCAAGTTTGAACGCCGCTTCCATAGCAGCAATACGCTGATACTTTCCATCACTCATATTACCGCGTCTATCACCACTACCACGGGGTGGATTCACATACTCAATATTAAGGTGAACACCCTTCTTCATCATCGATTCCTCCAAACCAGCTTTAAGCATGTTAGCTGCTACAGTTTTTTCAATAACAAACCGACTAGGAGAATATTTTGCGTAGAGACTAAACAATGCATCCACAATCTTCTTGGTATCTGTACCCATTTTATCACAAATATAGTCATTCACGAAAATTGTGTTGTGTTTATCTATCGCTAAAACTACCATCGCAGTATCATCCGCTTCCTTCCGGGTGCTCCCACCACCAAGGTCAACAAAACATTCCACGATCAGTTCCGGGCGTGGGGGCAAGTCGTCGAAAAATTGAAAGTACTCTTGCTTAAACGTTGCTGCTTCCGCCGGTACAGGGTTATTCAGGTACTCCATATAGAACTTGGCAAGCTGACCACGAGCAATATATGCCTCCTTCTTCTTCTTCAGCATCTCAGCGTCAAATCGCTCTGGCCACAACACCTCTCCATAGTCCTCACTACATGCCGCATACCGTTTACTCACAAAATCCGGATAGATCTTAGGATTCAGAACTCTATTCAATAATGAGTCCTGATGCAAAATCGTACCAATAAAGATCACCTGACCAGTCTTAGGTTCCAGGGTAGGAAGCACCGCACCGTTAAACCAATCCTCAAGATCAGCGCGCCTAAGCTCACTCCGCACCAACTCATCATCCTCAATATCATCCAAGATAATAAGATCTGGTCGCGTGGCACCCTCAATCAGTCCACGAAGCTGAGCACCTTGCCCTTTAGCAGAGATAACAGTGCCAGACGCTAGCCGAATTTGTTGCTCACTCCACTTATCGCTCTTCTGATTACCAAAGAAGTGATTGATCATAGGATTGTATTCAAGCTCATCGCGGATCCTTCTAAGGAACTTGGTCGCCATGTCAGCCGTGGCAGAAACAATAACAATGTTCTTCTTCCTGCGATATAGGGCTTCATGCATCACATAGAAGAAACTAGACAAAGTAGATTTGGCGTGGCCACGGGGCGCAGCAATAGCAACAAACTGCTGGGTTGTGAAGAGATCATGTACCTCCTTATGAAAAGGTGGGGTAGGAATAATATCCTTAGTCACCTGATCTTGGATGTGCTCCTTCAGGAGCCAATTAGCGAAACCAAACACATCAGTGTCCCAGGTAGTGCGGACGAAAGCCTTAGCATCCTCCGAGTTGATATCGATCTCTCCAGCCTTAACTTTCTTAGCGAAGACTTTGCGTTGTTTGATTGTTGTGGGCATAGGGCGCCTTGTTGCTTGACAAAAGAGTCGTATAGGGTTAAGGTTAGTACGACACTAATTTATAAAAGAAATATATGCCGACAAAATTCAATGGTCGTATTAAACGACGCAGGATTTGTGAACACTATGGGTGGGAACTAAAAAACTACACTAATAATATCACATCCTGGTACGAAGAGGGGATGAGTAGCCATGAGATCGCTGATAAGATCTACCTAGAAGCTAGTGTATCAATCAATCCACGATCGATCATGAGAGTAGTTCCAGCCCGCTCAGTTGGAGATGCTTACAGAAATGCTATTGCTCGTGGAAGGGTTAATTGGGCGTACAAAGAAAACAAGATCAAACGGAAACGGTTAGGGGTTGGAGTGCGCATGGAAGTGTTAAGGCGAGATGGTTACCGTTGTTTGTTGTGTGGAGCTGGGCCAAAAGACTCCGTCTTAGAAGTAGATCACATTAAGCCAGTTTGTTCTGGGGGAGAGGAAGAAATGGAGAACCTACGTACGCTCTGTTATGAGTGCAACAAAGGAAAGGCTGTTGTTGATGGGGAAAGGTAAGCGGAACGGGTGTTTCGGCGGCACAAAGTTTTACGGAGTAAAAAGTTGCGGCGAAAAATTCTCGAAGAGAAATGGTCGCGGTTTGGTTTGAGATAATACGTATACGTCGGTACCCCCGTGGGGGGTGGGGGGGGGTAGGCTCGCGCGCGCGTGTGCGTGCGTGGGCGTGTGCGTGCGTGCGTTCCTTTACTCTTGCCTCTTTTCTCCTCTTTCTTTTTTTTGGGGCGTGTTGCCTGCTGTCTCTTGAGGGGAATCCCCATATTCTATGGGTCGTCCAATAAACATTTTATGAACCATACCACTAGCCATGTGCAATACATGGCTTTGTTGTGCGGTTATATTAAGGTAGTGTCGCTTAACTTAAGCCTAGAAGTGTATCCACATCGTCGGTTTCCATGGTGACATTCAGGTTTTTAGTCTCGATCACTTGCTTTTTAAGTCCCATAAAATCACCTAGCAAGCTCAGCCATTGGCGGCGCTCGGCTAGATCGGGCGCATTGTCGGTCGAGTAAACGCCTTGGAACCAGCTCCCCTGTTTCGCGTCCATGCCCTCGTCAAAAGCACCGCCGATTTTCTCCGCTGTAATGCCACGCTCAGCCAACGCTAACGCTAATCCCTTGGCACTGAATAGCTTTGCGGGGTTATCTGATACACTGCTCGGGCTGTAACCGCACTGGCGGGCAATTTGCGCCCGTGTTTGTGGTTTTGCCAATTTGGCATTGGCGATTAGGCCATCGGCTAACTTTTCTTGTAATATTGTGGGCCTCACGGCCCCGCCTTTTATTTTCTTTTTAATTGTTTTTGTACTCATAAATTTCTTATTTTGTCCACAGGTCACGGCGCTGAGATTAGCTAAAATATAGCACTATTGACCCTGGACGCTTGACAAGTTTGACCGCTTGATGTATGATGCTTGTAGAGGTCAAACATGGCCACTTAACAAAAGTTTAACTCATAGCAGTTAAACACCAGAGGAACGGCGGGCGCTATGGCCTGAAGCTGAAGTGCCCCGCCCATTTCTCTAAGTATAGCACGATTTAAACAATAACTTAAAAGATATATGGAGATCAAATTTTACGCAGTCATGCAATACGGCATGGAACGACTTTATGTCGTAGATGATTCAATCGCTCAAAATTTACGAACACTCACAAAAAAAACCACATTTGATCGTAAAGATATGTATGCACTTCAAAAACTAGGTTTTATCCCTACGGAAGTGCTAAAGCCTATTGCATAATATTAAACACTTTAAGCCCTCAGCCCTTGCTACCTGTTATCAGGTGGCAACCCTGAACGCTTAAAAAATAACTTAAAAGATATATGAATATTAAAACACTTATAAAAAACGGACTCACATGTGACGGTGTACATAAGTCAATAAAAGAATTGTGTGACTGTGAGGAATGTTCAGCCTTTTTCGATGAACTAGTCTACCCCTGTTTACAGTGCGGAAATAATCTGGACCTGTTGACCGGTTTTACAGGAAACCAAATCTGTGGAAAGTGTTGCAGAAAAAATCATAAAACACTTTAAGCCCTCAGCCCTTGCCACTTGCTACCAGGTGGCAATACTGAACGCTTAAACACTAACTTAAAAGATATATGGATAATCAGTTAATTACTTTTGCCGTCAATTTTAATGGCAAATGGTCAACTATTGAGGGCGTGGACCTATGGGATGCTAAACAAAAAGCGGCAACAAAACTAAAAACTAAAACAGATAATTTATCTATCTTTCCCCATAATAAAGAGACCAATACGGCGGATATTTCAACCTCAGTATTCAACTAAAATCACTTTAAGCCCTCAGCCCTTGCCACTTGCTACCAGGTGGCAATACTGAACGCTTAAACACTAACTTAAAAGATATA